CATTCTTCTACATCACCAGCAACGAAATTAACGTTACCGACTTCAGATAAATATTCATAAATCATATGCATGTCATGGGAATATTGGTTCATTCCGACAGCGCAAGGTGTATTCTCAAAAGAGGCATTAAATGCCGCCAATACAGAGCCAAATACCATTCGATAAGCCACATTAGAGATCATATCTCCAGCGTAGATTATACGAGTTTTCACTTTCAGTATTTTTGAATCAGAAACAAGTTCATCTTTCAAATAGGCAATAAATCGGCGTTCATGTATACCATCTTTTTCCATCCTCTCAACGTATTGTTCACACATCAATCGGAAGTTCGGATCATACCATAGCTCTCCATTAGCTCCAAACTCAAAGAAATTTCGTTTTCCTGGTTTTGTAGTAGTTTTACACAATGGGAATCCAGCGGAAGTTCGTACTTTCATAGAACATAACTTTCCAGGGATTCCTTGCAAAGCTTCTTCAAACGTCAAACGTCTCTTTCCAAGAGGCCAAATCAATTTTCGTCGATAATTCTCAAGTGTGGCCTCAGCACACGACTTGAGTAAGTCATCATCAATTGTTGATTCATCATGGTTCACTTCCAATGCAATATTCAAGGCTTTCACCATTGGGTCTATTCCATCAGATCGCGGATCATTCTGGCTCAATATTGGAATCTTCTTCAATGCAGGCCATGGCAAATGTTCTGAAATCACTGATTTTCTAATTTTAGATACCCTATTAACATAGACAATTTCGTCTAATGGAATTTCCTTAATCATTTTAAGATTAGGAGCTTCAGTCAATATTTCGGGTCCCTCAGCAGAAAAATCAGCATCACAGTCTCCATCAGTCTTGATCTTCAAAGCATCTTCAATATCTTCACGTGTAACTATAACAGCGAGTCCAAATGAATCACCATTTCTTGATCCTCCAGCAACATGCATCCCAAGTATTTTACCTGGATAATGCTGTCCGCAGGATGAAACAGTTGATCCACAATCTCCTTTCATTGTTGGGTAACGATACATCAGACATTCATTCATCTCAAATTTCCTCTTGAAATACGAGTAATTCTTGTTCTTGGCTTTTGCGACAGTAACATACTTAGGACTATTATCAATATTGATAGTAGCCGAAGTTGCTTCAAACGTCTCAAAATCTTCCAAGGACCAGAATTTCTTCGTAATATCTGGG